TTGAGTTCTATAAAAATTATGGGATTTCAGGAGCAGAACCGATAACGGGAGATGGTAAAGATCTTACTCAACCAGTAAATAGGGGAATAGACGCTATTCGAGAATCTAATCCCTATAATTTCAAAGACTCTGGAATCATGAGTGCAAATAATGTTGCTGCATTTGAACAAGCCACACAGGATAGAATATCTAGACTAAGAAATCCAGGTAGGATTGCAGAATTTTTCTATGATAAAATTCCAGGTATGAGACCTCAAACATTAGGAGATGTTATGCGGGAAGGTTATCAAAAACCTGGTGTTGGTTTTCCAAGTTTAGCAGGAATATTAGCATCGGCACTACCTAGTTCATTTGATAATATGACAAGAGGTGAGCAAGCTTTCACATATTCACAGATGGGTTACACAGATCCTAGAACCAACATGGCTAATAAGGATGCATATGGATACAATGTGGTTTCTGCCTTTGGTAATTATGCAAATCTTGTGGATAAGAGAGCTAAGATCGCAGAAGATTTTTTCAAAAAAAGAGGTTACTACAGACCGATTGATCAATATTATCTAAATCAAAAAAGTAAGAAAACAGACATGATATCTGATATGGGATTAGTAAATAAAGCACTTAAACAAGAAGATATTACAAGTCAAAAAATATTAGATCAATTTAGAGAAAAACAAAGAATTGAGGCTGAGATAGCTAGAAAAGAAAAAGAAGCTGCTGAAGCTGCAAGATTAGCAGAGTTATCTAGAAGACAGACCATAGTAGATGCACAAAAAGCAACAACAGGTTTTACCACAAGTGGTGGTGCAGGTAACTACAGATCAGATAGAGACCACTCTGGACCTG